TTACGGTTTTTACCACCTAGATCTGGTCGGTAAATAATTTGATCACCGTTTTGATCTTCTGATGCGTGTGCAATGAAAACAACATCTTTACCTAAACTGATCAAAGTATTGATGTATTGCTTGAACGTTTGGTTCGCTAAACCTTGAGCCTTTAACTTTAAAGAACCATCTTTTTGACGGTTATTTGCCGTAAGTAACAGGTGGGTTTTAATGCATTCAAGCATTGCACCCACGGTATCAATGACTACGGTTTTATAAGGTGCTAAGTCTTGAGGAGTTAGGTTTGCTACATCACTCCATTGTTGAACCTGTACAACCGCGCCACGACGTAATTCACCAGTACGGTGAGCACCACGGTCAAAGTCAAAAGAAATTGCTTTTTCCGCAGTAAAGCCCATTGATGATTTACCTAAACCCGGATCAGCATAGAGATAAACAATAATTGCTTGAACCAATAAAGTTTGGTCAGCAGTAATAATAGGTAGAGCCATTTTTCTTATCCTTATTTTGAACCCGTAAAGCCGCGCTTCTTTTTATAAGCTTTGCGGTCATACGAAGGGATGTTGTTAAGTTGTAGGGCAGTCGCCAATGCTTTTTTGCGCTGGAAGCTAATTTCATTCATTAAGGATGCGTAAACCTTAGGGCGCTTTGTCTTAAACTCTTCGACATTTAAAGGCGTCTTTACTTCACCTTTTACTGTGTACAGCACACTACCGTTTGCATTAGCTGCGTAAACAGTCCAGCCAATACGTACAGAGTAGAGACCAGTTAAGCGATCATGGCCCATATAAGCTTTAAAACCTTCTGGGTGTGGTTTGAATTGAGCATTCATGATTAGCCTCCCATCATCCAAGATGCAGCTGCTACAGCAATCACCCAAAGAACGAATGAAAGGGCAATGAATATAAGGAAGTCGATGACGTTCGCTTTAATGGTGGCGAAACGGGAAGGGCGCTGTTCTTCAACAGTAGGGTGTTGATATAAGCGTGCAGTCGTTTGACTAGGAATAGGGTTTTGTTTCATACTTACCTCGCGTAATGCAAAGCACCCAGAAGTTCGAAGGTCGGGGTGCTTTTTTATTGTCTACAAGGTAAATATGAACTATTGGTTCAATTTAGTCAAGAACTAATAGTTCAACTTTGTTTTTTAAAATTTAATTATTTGGGCTGCGGTGATGTATTATCAATTTTAATATTTACAGAAACTCCCGTTTGAGGCTTCTCTGGCGCTATTGATGTATCACTTCTAATAATTCTATTTGAGGGTGGAGTTGGTTCTTGTGGTAAAGTCGGGGTGTTTTGGGACATTTTATTCTCCTCTGGAGTATTATCGGAAATGTAAATTGGGAAGCTGCATAATATTAAAGTTGAAATAACAAAAATAACAATTAACTCATAACATCTATTTAAACATTTTAGCTTAAAACAATTATTATCATATGTTGTAGAAGTTGCTGCGACATATGCTTGTAATAAAAAATTGGAAAACTTTTTATCAACATATTCGGTTTCGGTGATGTGTTCATTTTTTTTATTAAAATATTCTTCAAGTTGATTGTAATAGTTTTCAATTTCTTTTGGGGAAGGAATTAACTCATCATTTTTAGCAGAAAGAAAACGAATTATATGAAAAATAATAAAAATGAAACAAATAATCAAAGTAATAGTAATAATTACAGTAATTGTACTAATAAATGGAGCTAACAATAAAGATTTATATTTAGGTATTGCAGTAGCACTGATTGCACCAAGGCAAGCAGTTAGCACTACTAATATTAATGCTAACCTGCCAAATATTTTTTCCTTTTGCTCTAATTCGAAATGATATTCTTTAATATACATTTCTAATCTTTTATCTGTATTCATAGATTATTCTGAATATTATCCACTTCGGTTTGAATAGTTGTAGGTATGATTGGTTCTAAATCAATAAATGCATTTTTTACGTCTTCATATAAACTCGTATGCTTATGAGCTTTTAGACTAATAATCATTGCATAAGGTAAATTAGGGCTAGATGCAGGGGTGGCACTAGCACCTTCTTCTCGAGCATTATAGTGAATTTCAAAACAAGGCTCATGTAATGTTTTTGCAAATTTAGTTTTTGTATTTGATCTTACGGTTTCCCACTTAAAAGAGGCTTCTCGTTTATCAATTTCAGAAAAAGTCGCTTTATTTTCGAAAAATGGTTCTGTTTTTACAGATTTTGTAATTCTATCCATTTTATTTTTATGTGGCTTAAAAACAACATCTAAACCTGCTTTAGTATATGAAGCTACATGTTCTGGATCAGTATCAGAGGCATAACATATAGTTGCGCTGATGGTAATTTTCCCAAGAATATCTTTATCAGGCACGGGGATTATTGCCTTAATAGTTTTTGATGGTTCTAAAACTCCTTGATAAATAATTCTTACCTCATTGTCATCTGTAAAAATAATTTCATCAATATTTTCTGGAACTTTACCCCAGCCTACATGTGTTTTATGAAAATTATTATTATTTGCTTTATGTATTAATAAAGCCTTGATAGTTAATGGAGAAATATTTTCCCCCAACAAGGCTCTTATGCCTACAGCTTGTCTAAGTAAATAGGGAGCTGCAAAACTTGTTCCTCTTCTTGGGATAGCCATTAAAGAAGATTGTGAATCTGATAATACGTGAAAATAACTTCTATTACTTCCTCCAAAAGATAGTAGATCCGGTTTCACTAAGCCTGGTGATCTGCCTGGCCCTATAGGACTGTAGTCTGCTTTAGACCAGTCAGTTTGGTGATCACAGGCTCCGACAGTAATTGCGTTTACACAATCACCTGGAACTTGTAAACGGTTTAATCCGAGCTCTTCATCATATTTGCCATTATTACCAATGGCGATAGTCATAAATGTTTCACCATCTTTTAATTTCTCGTCTATCAATGCTGTCCAAGGATGGATTTCATTATCATCAATAGGGTAATGAGGGCCTAAACTTAAATTTATAAAGGTATAAATTTTAGAAACAAGAATATCTTCAATATGATTCAGGGTTCTATATAGTTCGAAATCATCCTGATCTTCATCAGCATCTAAAATTCTATGATGATCTACATATGAATATGGCTGACGTAATGTATTGTTAGTATCAATTGGGCCAAATAAGAAGGCTCCAGTTACAGCTAATCCATGTGCTAGACCCTCATCAAGGCTATCTGCAGAAGGATCTGATTCAACGTATTTATTTGTCCAATGCTTAATTGGGTTAGTAGGGGGTAAGCCACCATCAAGAATTGCTACTTTTGGTTCTAGCGATAGCGGAGGTTTTTCAGATAGCAAAACATTGTCGCTAATATCATGTTCTGTTCTAAGTGTGTCGGTTAACTTTCTCAAAGTAGGCATAGGTCTGATTAGCCTTACAAGAGAAAACTTAGCAATTTGAATAACTGTTTGTATATTTGCTTTAATTGGAAAGAAAATGATTTTTCCAATTTCAATTGCTAAATCAGTTTTTATTACAACTTCATATTTTTCACAGTATTGAATAAATTTGGAAATAATTTCATCATTTGAAATTTGAGGTACTAAATGTAAACCCACCTCAAATGCAGAAAATACTTGTCCTTCATAATTATCAGGATCTATACCTATTAATTTATCTTTAATAGAATAATGCTCTATATTCTCAATTCTATTTAGTTCATCAATTAATTTCTCTTCACTATTTTCGAGTGAGAGCAACCTATTTAATTGCTTAAAATCATCTTTATGGCCAGAAACAAAAATTTCTGTAGTAGTTATATTTTTATCTCGATTGTTATGAAGTTTTTTAGGCTGTATTTCTTTTGAGCGACTACCTACATTTTCTAAATTGCATTCTCTAAGGATTTTTTTGGGGAAATAACTTCTTGCAATATATTTGGGATGAAGGGTAATTTTTGCAACTTCAACTCCATTTGGCATAGTTTCAGATTTTGCTTGATCTATATTAGCTATTAAGTTTTCTATTTGAGGAGTCAGTCTTTCGACTGTTTCCTCAAAAGTATAAACAGGAGTAGGGGGGCGACTTGATCTTTTTTTTACGATTCTACTAGTTAAGGATTCACCATTACCTAAAAGATAGTTTTTTTTCATTTAATTATCCCCTCAAGTAGATTCTTGCTTTAAATGTTTACGTAAGGTGTCTCTACTTACACCAGTAATTTTGGAAATTTGATGCTGTGATATTATATTAACTTTTAATAAATTTAATGCAATTGAAATTCTGGAATTTTTCTGAGAAAGATCAATATTCTGAGAAATAAGAGTGTGAATTAAGTCTAACTCTGTTGATGAGTTTAATAACATTCCTTTCCTAAAAAAGTTAATAGATCTTTGGATATCATTGTAAGATTTATCTTCGAAAATAATAGAAAATACTGGTTGCCATTTTTTTATTAAAGACAAGTCTTCACCTGAAAACTCTTCAAGAATAGTATCTAAAAATTTATGTTTAGGTTTTTCGAATTGAATAACAATATCAAAACGTCTCCATAAGGCACGATCTATAAGTTCTGGATGATTAGTCGCAGCTAAAAGAAGTCCGGTAGAGGGCCAATTATCAATTTCTTGTAATGCTACAGTTACCAAACGTTTTAGTTCACCCACATCAGAAGAGTCGCCTCTGCTCTTACCTATAGCGTCAATTTCATCTAAGAAAAGGACACAAGGTGATTTTTTTGCAAATGCAAATACTTCTTTAAGATTAACACCGGATTTTCCTAATAGGCTGCTTATAATTAATGCCAAATCGATACGATACAGTGGCAAATTTAATTTTTTTGCAATCCAAAAAGCTGACATTGACTTTCCAACACCAGGGTCGCCAATAAAAATACAGGACTTAGTGGGAGTTAAACCCTTTTCATTTAGCAGTTCAGCTTTATTCCTTTCTAGAATTATATTTTTAATACTTAAAGCGGTGCTTTCATCAAGGATTGGCTGTGGGCATGATTTAACCTCAATAAGCTCTAAGCCTTGAGGGATTTCAACTTTTTCTTCAACATCATTAATAAAGTTGGCCGAAAGTTTTCTTAGACTAGAGGATCTAGTTACTTTTGTAGCTGAAAGTAAACTATTGATTTTTTCTCCAAAATCTTGATCTGTTTTGCCATATTTTTTTATTAATTTAGCAAGAAAAAGACGCAAGCTATCTTGGTCATTTTTTAATGACAATCGTATAGCTTGATAGAAGTCTTCTTTCTCAATCACAGGAATCACCAATTACAACAAATTGGGCTAATTTTAATTTTTTTAACAAAAATAGTCCATGGTGAAAGCTATATAATTATGCTTATTTTTATAAAAAATGACTAGTTTTGTTTTTTATTTAATTAGTAGTCCAGTTTTAAACTTCTCTATATAGTCCTACTACTTTTCCAATTAATTTACATCCTTCATGAAGTTCCATAATTTTTTCGTGCCATTTAGGATTTAATGGTTCTAAATACATCCCATCTGTTTCAATAACTAGCTTTTTAAAAGTTGCCTCTTTTTCACCTTCACAAGAAACAATTACTAAGTCCCCTGTTTTTAAATCAATTACAGGTATATCAGGGTTTACATAAATTCTATCATTTGGTTCAAATTTAGGTGACATTGATTCACCTCTAACAATTAAGCCATATCCATTTTTTCCACATTTAGGGTTTGGTGGTAACCATTCGTCGAATTCAGTACCTAAAGGTACAGCATCAATGGTGGTCCAAGTACCCGCTGCGACCCATGATATTACTGGAATAAGTTTTCCATACATTTCTATTTTATCTTTTAAATCAATGTTGTTATCCAAATTATTTTTAATATTATTTGAAATTTCCATTCCGCCGGAACCTGACAATAACCATTCAGAATTAACATTTAAAAATTGAGCAATTAAGGGAATTTTCGATGTTTCTGGTATAGCATCACCATTTAGCCATTTTCCTGCACCTTTATCAGAAATATTGAATTCACGACTCAATACTCGAGCTCTTCCTCTAATAGGGTAAGCCGCGGCATCCATAGCTTTATGAAGTCTTCTAGCAAATTCTTGTTTTACTAAATCAGTTTGTGAAGTCATTGCATCACCATTATGAACCATTGGTTCAATATTAAATGTTATTGAAAGAACTATCAGTTCCTGTTAAAGTTGAACCAATAGTTCATTATTGGGTCGGAAATGAGCACTATAAAAGAAGTTATTAATGATGCTGGTGGAGTTTGTAGAGTTGCATTTGCTGTCCAATTAAGTGAAAGGTCTATTTACAAATGGATTGAAAAGAACTGTTTGCCACGTTCTGAGTACACAGGCGAAAGCAATTATTCAAATTCAATAGCACAGTTATGCGAGAACTTTACAGAACAAGAGATTCTGGAGATTGGAAACCCTCGTAAGTCAAAGAATATAGAGCGTAGGAATGAAGTAATCCCTACATGAGTTTTATCAGGCAAGGGAGCTGCTCTTTTCATGAGAACCGATGAAATGAATGAAGCAAGAGAGTTGGGCTTTCTAGGTGGAAAGCTCGATAACCCTGTAACGGTCAAATTTAACGATTTGACAGATGAATCCATCGAAGGCGTGGCTAATGCCAGCGACATGACGAAAGCAGACTGGATACGAGAAGCTTGCATAGAAAAACTCTTGGTGGAGAGACGCAAGTTCAATCGTATGCGAAAGGTGTGGGGTCATCCTAAGGAAACAAGAGATGCCAGAGGATGCCATGAGAATACCGAGTCAAATTTAGAGCATTAAAAAAGCCTGATCTCGAACATCAGGCTTCTAGGCATTCAATTGAGGTGAATCAAATGAACATAAATAATTTATCAGAACAACCAACCGAACTCAACTCACAAGAATTTATAGTAGGTGACATGGTGGTTGTTAATGAACTGGACCATCAAGAAATTTTTGAAGTGTTTGGATTTTACTACAGCTCACCAAAACGACTTTTTGTGAAGTCAGTATGCGGTAAGCAATTAACTTTACCAGTTCAATTCTTCAGATCAGCATCAATTGCTGAGTTAGAAGCGGAACGTCGATTAACTGCAGAAGAATTAGCACGGGCGGAGGTGACATGAATCAACAATTTAAACACCTTCCAGAACATAAGCAGAGAGAAGGTATTCAGTCATGGTATGAGCCAGCTCTTAATCTCTTAAACAAAATGCTTGAGCGAAACAAAGCGAACCTCCGTAAGCGTGGATACAACGAAAACAATGCAGCTATAACACGCGAAGAGTTTAGGCAAGAACTCGCACGTTGCGGCCGCATTACTTTGTATTTGGCTGGGGAAATTGAAACGAGTTTGTATAAGGCTCAAAAGATTGAATACATGGGCGGATATGTAAAGCCTAAGGTTGGTGAGTAATGAGTCTAGATAGCACTGAACGTGATGAAAGAATCTATTGTGATATTTGCCATACAAGAGAAATCTTTTATCCGATTTATCGGTTGAGTTCCCGAATTTGTTTATGTGTCGAGTGCGCACGTGAAGTCGCAAATCTATATGTATATGACTTCGAATGCCGTTGGATTGATCATGATTACGCAGCCAAATACGGGGAAACCACCAAGCCAAAATCTCGAAAAACGCTTCCTAAGAAAATCAGACAAAGTGTTTTTGAAAGAGATAATTTTACTTGCCTATATTGCGAAAGCACTTCAGATCTAACAATAGATCATATTGTGCCGGTCTCTTGTGGTGGTGGAGATGAGGTGGAAAATCTACAGACCTTATGCCGAGTGTGCAATGCAAGAAAAGGGACAAATCTTGAAATGGAGAGGACGAAAGCATGAGTAAGTTCGTACCTAATTCATTTATGGTTGCCAATGCATTTGTTGATGAAGCAATGAATAAGATTAGTGATGCTTCAGTCAAGATTTATCTATTGATTGTAAGAAAGACGCGTGGATGGACAAAAGAGAGTGATGCGCTTTCTCTGACACAATTAGAGGACCTGTCATTAAAGAGCCGACCAACGGTCGTTAAATGTCTTAATGAGTTAGTCAAAGTGGGATTAATCAAAAAGCACCACCAATCTAAATATGGGAATGTTTATTCACTGATTGATCATTACAACATTGGTGAGCTTATCAAATTCCCTAGTAAAAAAATTTTACTAGTTCAAGAATTCACGCCTTTTAAAAATGAAATAGTTAAAAATTTTAACTACCCCAAAACTGCATATCAGACTAGTGAAAAGGTAGGGGAAATCCGTCTGAACTTTCCTAGTAAAAATTCTTTACTAGTTAAAAGTTTTAACCAGACTAGTAAAATTTTTTTACCGCAACTAGTAAAAATTTTTAACACACAAAGTAACACTATCAAAAAACACTCTCAAAATAAAAAAAAGAGCTGGTTGGTTTTGAAAGATTTAAAAAATCAAATTGTTTCGGCAAGTGATTCGATATCAGCTGAATCAATCCTCAAGGCGAAATGGTTTAAACGAGAGTTGGATGCTTTTGAAAATTTCAATGCAGAAAAAAATCATTCACCTGAATTCAAGATTTATCTCTTTGCTGACTGGTTGCTGAATGCTTTAGCAAAATACCAAGCACGTGAACAGGCAACTTTCCGAAATACAGGGTCGCAAGTTCGGTGCTCGCCGAGCGCACCGCATCAGTTGAGCGATAAACAAGTTCACTCCTTTGCTCAGAAGCTTTCACAACATCCTGACTTCGCAAGCCAGTTTGCAGCTGCAGGGGAAAGTTACGATCAACTCGCAGCACGTATCGCCGTAAAACTTAGTGATCCAGTTCAGGCCAAGCAATGGGAGCCATATCTCAAGCAAGTCGGCTTCAAAGGCTCATTGCAGGGGGGCAGCATGAAAATTCTTGAAAATTTCGATTTAGAAAAAGCGATTGCTCGTCGTGACAAATTACGAGGCAAATACAACCGAGGTGGTCTATCTAACACCGATTACAACGAGCTACTTCAATTGGATAAGGCAATCGAGCAATCAATCAAGAATGGTGAGGCTAAATGACATCAATGAGCCTTGCTGAATACCGCGAATTATTTCCAGTGAAGACAAAGAAACGCCGTTCAGCAAAGCAAAGTACTAGACAGCCAAGTGGAGGCGAGACGGTACTGGCAACACACCTAAGAGCATGCAAGATCAGTTTTGAGCAGGAATACAAATTCCATCCAAAACGCAAATGGAGAGCTGATTTTCTGATTACGGGAAAAAAGATTTTGGTAGAGGTGGAAGGCGGTATCTGGAGCGGTGGACGTCACACAAGGGGTAAAGGTTACATCGGGGATATGGAGAAATATAACTCGGCGGCAATGATGGGTTTTACAGTTTTAAGGTTCAGTACAGAGCAAGTGAAGTCAGGTTTCGCAGTTCAGCAGATAGAGAAAATGGTTGGGGGAATGAATGACACTAATGATCGATAAGAAGCATGTTATGCACTCAGTGGACTGGTCTCGGTTCGATCTGGAAGGCTGGTTATATCAGTTCGGTGCATGGCTAGATCAAAAGAGTTTTACCGGTATTCCTTCAGGTGCATATAGCAATCCGATTGCCTCAGCGATGGTTCAGGTTGAAAAGCAGCGCCGTTTAAAACGATTGGGCAAGAAGAAACAACGAGAAATTATCGCCAATTACTTTGTGAGTGAAACAGATCCATTCCGGAAAACTAAGTCTAAAACTCAGTGCCAGATTGATGACAATGAAGCTCGTGCAGTACAGCGTTTAGTTTTAGATTTAATGGGGCAGAGTGAAGTTATGGATGAATGGATGGATGCGATTATTGACCGTTACTTCCGTGGGCAATCATGGCCTGAGATGGTTAGAGAAGATCGTTCGCAGTCAGATGCACGTAGCGATGTTAAGTGTGGGTTAGCAGTGTTGCATTGTCGATATGGGATTAGAATTAATTAGACACAAAATGTTCCACGCCTTGGGTTTCACGTATTGCATTTATGATAAATATGAGTTCTAATTAAGTAAGATTAGTAAGATAATATTATCTTACTTTTTTTGTATCTGGTAAGTACTCAAGTGTTTGAAAATATTGTTTTTAATTGTGAATAAGTTAGGTGAGTACTTGTAAAAAACCAAACTCTTTTTGAATCTCAAATATGTGTTTGTAAAACAGAGTTTAGTTTATTATGGAGATGTAAAATATGAACTATAAATATTCGGCTTTAGATGTTGCTAACTACATTGTTTGGTATGTTGATACTAATAAGTTAGGAACAGTCACGCCATTAAAACTACAAAAGATATTATATTATGTTTATACAACTTATCTGAAAAAAAATGATAAGCCATTATTCGAAGACTGTTTTGAAAAATGGCAATATGGACCTGTGGTTACAGATGTTTATCATACATTTAAAATGCATGGTTTTAATCATATTTCTACCCCAAAACCTCGTTTAGAAAATGATCCTTCTAAGTTTTTAGGTATCCGTAAAATTGATTTTGATCCTAACCTATTTTTGAATAATAATGACTTTATTGAAGATGCAAATAATGTCATTAATAATTTAGTCAAAAAAGGCGCTTTTGATTTGGTTGAAATGACTCATGTAGAGCCAGCCTGGAAGGATTTTGAAAAAGAAATTATTTCTGGTAAAAAAGAGCTGAAATATTCGATAGATGAGTTAAAATCTGCACAAAGTGTTATTTAGCTAGGTCAGGATTAAATGGTAACTAATGAATTATTAGAAAAACTAATAAACTTTCATTTAGAGAATACCAATTATCATAATAAAGATGTTGTTGTTGAGGCAGCATCTTTATTTTTATTATTTGAAAATGATTTTGTTGATACATCGACTGGCGAGACTTTCTATAAGTTGCCCTATAAAGATATCACAATTGCTGTATTTGATAGCGAAATACAAAATATCTTAACAGATACATTCCGAGGATTTGTTGAGACAGTAGTAGAACAATTAGAAAAATCATGGGACGGAGATTCTATTAGTTTACGTCATATAAAAGAATGTTATGAAAAATTTACACATCATATCTTGCTTGCCCAGATCCAAAAGCAATACATGCTTAAAGTTTCTAATACAGCAGCTCTTGTAGCCAATAATGCTAATAGGGTTGCATTAGAGGCTAAAGGTGCATCAGAAAAAGCAAAAAAAATGTATGAAGGTATGATGGTTAATTATATTACTATTCTTGGTATTTTTGCTTCTATCATTATTACGATCTTTGGTGGTATGCAATTAATAAGTGCTACTACGGGGTTACTCCAAGCAAATTTAAATTTAGCCACACTTATATTGGTTTTATCATTTCTAACAATTTTAGTTATTTTAATCTTAGCAATTCTTTTGAATTGGATTTCAAATCTAAAAGATGAAAAATATTCAAATAAGTTTGTTTATATCTCCCTCGCTATTACTGCTATATGCATGTTAGCTTCTGGAATTTATATGTATCAAATTAAAAAAGAAAGTCTACCTAAAATGAATACTAAGGTTTTAATCAAAAGTGAACAAAAGGATAAAAATTAATATTTAAGTTGAAATTTGAAAAAAGCACCTACTGGTGCTTTTAAATAATAGATCAAAAATTATCATAAAATGTAGGGTAGCCATCATTTTTTATTGGCTTGAAAATATATTTTTTTTGTATAATTGGTTTTTTTCCCTTGTAGGCTAAATCTTCTATATTTATAGCTATAAGGCAATTTGTTGGCCCACATTTTAAAACTTTTCCTTTTAAAGGCGATGGGATATCTTTGTAATTTTTGCTTAAATAGTTTTCTATTAGTTCATCTTTAAATATTAACTCTTCATCTTCAAAGTTTAGAGAGTCTTGTGCCTCTCTTATACCTTTTTTTTCCATATTGACAAAAGATAGTAAAATAATTGTTACAAGAATATATAATAAAATTAAATAATAATAATACTGAAGTATTTCATTAGTTCCCTCTTTAATATTTTCTGTATCAATCTCATCTTTCCAATTTAGTCTTGTTTGAATAGAAGAATTTGTCTTGTTTGATATATTATTAACCAGAAATTTTATAGGGTGATTACCTTTATTTCTATTATTTAAGCTATTTTTGATGTTTTGCTTCGTATAGGAAATATCAATAGCTAATTTTTCTGGAAATTTTCCATATTCAATAACCCATTGATAAATAAATGAAAATGGGAAAAATATTAGGAATTTTATGCCCTTAATCATACTAATATGAAGAGCTCTATCATAAAGTGTATTTACTAAAGAAAGTAGCAAGAGAGCAAGAAAAATTAAAAAAATACCTGAAATATTGTTTAATCCTCCAATCATGAAATAATCTTGAAGTGTTAAACCTAAAGCTCCTTCAGTATATCCAAAATTTCTCATAAAGCCGCCTATATAGGCGTTCCCAGAGGTATATAAGAAAAAAGCCATAAAGGTTGTTAAAAAAGTTAAATCAGCAAGTATATTTTTTCTAAAAGACATATTTATTCTATAAGCATTAAAAGTTAAGTGAGTTTAATCATCATATGTGATGCTAAAAGTTTTTCCCGATCTGCCTCAGCATTCACAACATGCATTTTCTTATGGCAATTCGGGCAAAGCGCTACCGTATTTTCGACGGTGTCTGGTCCACCGTGTGCCAACCATTCAATATGGTGAGTTTCCAAGTAGGGCTCACCATGTTGATCTTTAAAAGGGGCAGGCTGTTCACAGAGCTGACAAATGCCATTCGCGAAACGCTTCGCAAGCTCTGCAATTGCAACAGAACGAATAAAGTATTTCGTTTTGGTATTACGATAACTAACTTGTGTTTGTGCTGTAGTGTGAGCATCTGCCTTCAATTGCTCAATCGATTTCTTCTTATACTTACGCTTCTTTTTCTGGTTAGTACGCTCTATCGTCTCGACACTAATCACCGAATTTGAATTAGACAGTTTAACCGGGAAAATCCAGACTAATCGATCTTGTTTATTGGCATCAGGTTGAATCTTTTGATATGGATCTGCTACGAGAGTAACAGGACCCTGGTAGATATATTCTTTATCGACAAACACTTCAAAAAGATGGACAGAAATACCATTACTATTACTTTCAGCTAGTGTTCTATTTTGATTTTTTAATTCCTGGTCACCGACCTGGCCCATGCCAGTGTAATGCAGCTCATCACCGATCCATCTATCTTCATAGACGGACTCTACATGGTTTGAAATAATGATGAGGGTATTGGTCTTATGAGATCTACGCATTCCGCCCTGAGGTGAGCAAAGGAAATAATCACGTAATCCGTTATTATCTAAAATAGTACCTGGTTTTAATTGTCTAAAATCTTTCAACATGCTGCAGTCTTATTATCAAGTAAATATTTCACGATGGGGATATCAGCAGCAGCCCAGTCGAGCTGTTCTAATTCATCGATAGTGCACCATTGTACATCCTGGTGCTCACTTAAAGCCAATTCTTCAATAGTCTTAGTCACGCACATAAAAGTGGCCAGCTCGATATTAAAGTTGGGGTAGGCGTGCTCTACAGTTAATAGATACTCAGTTATTTCAATATCAAGATTGAGCTCTTCTTTAATTTCTCGAATGAGCGCTTGCTCGAGTGTTTCTTCAGCCTCGACTTTGCCGCCCGGGAATTCATACTTATTCGATAAATAGGGGTACTTATGTTCACCTTTCAGGGCACATAAAATTTTATCCTGGTGTTGGATGACTGCGGCAACGACTTCTAGAGATTTCATAAGCACTTAAAATAGTTATCTAACTATTCTTCATCAAGAAATTAATGGCTATATTTTAGCTCTAATGGCGTCAATTTATAGTTGAGTCGATATTTAATTCTTAATGCCTTCGCTACCTTAATGGCATCTAAGACTTCCGTATCTGATCCAGGTTCTTTTACTCCTACGATTTGAGCTTCAACCATAGGTTGATAGGTATCATTTCTTACCCCAGAAGCAATTTGATAGTTTGAGGTCACAAGAGTACCTTGATTCATTTTGGGAATCTTAAAGTAGCGAAAATCATTTTGCATGACTAACTCAGCACCGCGTAGAACAACAAAATCTCTTGCTTGTTCTGGTGAGCTACCACGATCACCTTTATAGCTGACATAGAAGGAGTCCTTACTCGCTTGTCCTTCTCGGAAATGTGACATGAATGCACCAGGATTATAAGCGGGAGGAATTAAAACAGCACAACCTGATAAGGATAATAAAAGGACGGATAGGAAGATTTTATTCATCTATAGAATTCTCTTTATTTGAGTTGATGAAGATTGTTATTTTTATCTTCATGAATATTTCCTGATGAGTATATCTAAAGATAATAAATACGTGTATCTATGTTTTCGAATCTATAAGAAAACTTGACCCTGTACAGGGTAAATGCTATTTTGGCGTTATAGTGGTCGAAGTGTAAATAAAGATCACGTAAGATATTTAAAAGCTCATCGAAAGATGGGCTTTTTTTATGGATTCTATAAGCTTAAGTGTTTGTTTAGAAGTAAAGGAAAAACCAAAAGAATAAGATACGCAGCAATAGATTTTTTATTAAAGTTATATAAAATTTATGTATTCCAATATTTTGTAATGAGCATAAGAATTTTATGATTAGAATATTACTAATTTTTTTAGGTTTATTGATTATTAGCCCAGCGTACAGTGCTGATGATTTTTTCGAAAAAAAACCTTCTATCTTAATTGCTAAAGATGAAGGGATTCAAAATAATAACAGTCGTGAGAAAGTTAATTTTTTTGAGTTATCAAATCAACAAAAAATAGATCGTACAAATCAAATTTTTAGAAGGGCAGAGCGAAGTAATGACATTCAATTACAAACGGCGAATATGACTGATTATGATAAATCACAATATTACAGAGAAAATAGGTATGCTAATAATAGGGGTTATTCACCATATATTGAATCTACACCTAATAGAAAAGTAATTTCAGAAGAAGAATATCAACAGGAACTTGAGCAAAAAAGAAAAGAGAGAAAAGTCGATCGAACCCTTTTGTACCTATTAGACAAGTAATCTCAATTGAAATTTATTGGCACCTAAAAACTAGCTTTTTACTTACAATAAGTGTCAGAAAACGCTTGAGTTCTGATTATTGTTAATAGTTTAAATATCAAATAAGATATAAATACTAAGCGTACCTAGCTTAGGATTTCAGGTTTTAGTGAGATTCACTAGTCCACTCTTATATAAGAGTGGTTTTTTTATGGATTTCATCATTGAATTTGTAGTTGCATATATATGAATATCCATATATGATTCATTTCAAATACTGCGCTGAAAGTTTTTGTTTTTGTGACCCGCTTCTATTTGGAAGCGGGTTTTTTAATTATGGATTTAATGGATAGTTGCGGGTTTATGAGAATAGCCAGCGATTGTAGTCATTCAAGTTGTATGTTTTTTGCAACTTTTAGTTGAGAGCTTTGATATTACAGATTTTTTAATTTTCCGAAAATAATGATAATTTCATCACAAATTATTAAAATAGCGCGGTCCTAAATACGTGTTAGCCTATGTTAAAGATCTTAGCTATAGCCATCGTTGGTTCTTCAGTTGTTTACTTTGCTTATCATGCTTTGTCTCAACCTGAAAAGAAGTCGAAAACCTCAATACTTATTAGCCAAGCTGAACAGTCAATAGCGAATGCTAATACTACAGTCAAAAATGCTGATAGCTCATTTCGTAAGATTCAAACGCAGTAATAGGAAAGAGATTATAAAAGTAATTCAAAAAACTTTTGCCGGACGGATTGCGGCACAACAAGCCCTGCTAAATATCTAATTTTGGCAGGGCATTTTTTTAAGAAGTAGGCTAATTAATTCTCATTTTTTGAGTATTTAGGCTGAATTTGATCCAAGCTATCCTCGGGGTTCTTTTCGCGTGTATGTGATACTTGAGTATTTTCAATATGGATAATTCGGTTATGCTCAACATCTTTTAAATGCTCCGGTGCCAATTCCGGATATGATTTGTAAAAATGCATTTTTATATTAAGAGCATGATCAAGTAGAAAAGCGGATTCAATACTATAGTACTGGTCATTATCAAAAAATTCATAAGTTGACTCTAATAATTCTTTTATTGAGTCATCGAGATTTTTAAGTTTTTCATTTATTAAACTTAAATCATTTGTTGATGGTTTTTTTTTCATTTCTTATCACGCATTAAAAGGGTTAGATATGGAAGTTGATGACTACACTTATTTAACTAATAAAAAGCTTTATAAGAAAAAAGCACGCAATAAAGCTTTACCTAAGGCTACTGAAAAGTATCTAAAAGCTGAAGAAGAATTTACTGAAGCTTTAGATAAGCTGGAAATTAAATACGAAAAGAAATTTCAGTTTAAATCTACAAAGCATTGGCGTTTTGATTTTCATTTAATTGAACATCACATATTAGTTGAAATTGCTGGTGGTCCTTGGTCGGGTGGTCGAAAGGGTAAGCTAAAAAACAAAGCTTGGAGTCTTGATCGTTACGATGTGGCTGAAGAGATGGGTTACACAGTAATTCGCATAGAGGCAGCACCAAGATTTAAGATTAATGAATCTGGTCCATTACAGATCCAAGCTCATTTCGCTAGCCAATGGCTTAAAAATTTAAAGAGGCAAATATTTAATGGATCAGATCAGACCATTTCCACCCACTGATTTTATTGATCAAGCAGATGAAGAGGAGGCAATTAGATTAACACCGGCACCGGATCTAAAAAACTGGGTTGTTGCTAATTTTCTTACGCTTGGTGGACCTTTACATAATCCCGATCATGATCACATAGCTGAGCTGCTCCACGATAATGAAGAATTTTTAGCATTTGCTTGGGCCTCTTCTGCATATAAAAGCAAGCAGGCGATGGTGCTGGGGCAATGTGAAAAAGTCATGTTCAATGTTGGTGGCTGGCGCAAAGCTAGACAAGAGCAACAGATGCGAGACTGGTTCGGCTTTGTGCCAACTTATTTAATCACTGTTGATGCTACCTTTTGCGATAAAGCAAATGATCGTGAGTTTTGTGCTTTGCTTGAGCATGAACTCTACCATATAGGCGTAGAGCGTGATGAAAACGGCGAGATGATCTTTAGTAGTTCAACAGGTTTACCTAAGCATTATTTAGCTGGGCACGATGTTGAAGAGTTTGTTGGTGTAACTAAACGGTGGGGGGCTAGTCAAAGCGTTAAACGTATTGTTGAAGCTGCAAAGAATCCGCCGTTTGTTTCGAATCTTGATATTTCAAAATGCTGCGGAAACTGCGTAATCAACTGAGCCGAATGGCTCTTTTTTTTGCCTATTTTGTTTTACGTAGTTTTACGAAGGGGCAATTATGGCAACACTTAAAGAGCCTATAAAAATCTTTATAGTTCAGTCTCTTGCTTGCTTTGATACCCCTCAGCAGGTTGCAGATGCTGTAAAACAAGAATTTGGAGTCGAAATTCTAAGGCAACAAGTGGCGGCATATGATCCAACAAAGCCAGCAGGGAAAAATTTAAGTAAGAAACTTACTACTTTGTTTAATAAGACTAGAGCAGATTTTCAAAAGAATGTTTATGACATCCCTTTAGCTAATAAAGCTTACCGACTTAAAGAGCTTCAGAAGATTTATGAAGACTGGAAGAACAACAGACTTATGAAGCAAGGGGTTATTAAACAGGTTCGGGAAGAAATGCAGGGTTATGACCTGATGTTATTAAATCTTGAGTTAAAGCAACTTGAGATTGAAAAGTTAAGAGAGGGTGAAGGTGATGAAGATCCAACACCAGTCAAGGTAACTATTCAAGTTGTGGATGCGAGTAAAAAAGATGCCGAACATCAATCCGACACTGAATGTACCTCAGGCTAATTTTTTGCAGATGGAAAAGAAGTTCCGCGCATTTGTCGCTGGCTTTGGATCGGGAAAGACTTGGGTTGGATGCTCCAGTTTATGCAACAAAGCTTGGGAATTCCCAAAAGTACCTTTGGGTTATTTTGCTCCAACTTACCCGCAGATTCGCGACATTTTCTTTCCAACTATTGAAGAGGTTGCTTTCGATTGGGGGCTTAAAACTAAGGTTTATGAAACCAATAAAGAGGTGGATATCTATTATGGTCGGCAATATCGAACTACAATCATTTGCCGGTCTATGGAGAAACCAGCAACAATTGTAGGTTTTAAAATTGGCCACGCCTTGATTGATGAGCTTGATGTTATGGCCAAGGTCAAAGCTCAACAGGCTTGGCGTAAGATCATCGCTCGTATGCGTTATAAGCAAGCTGGTTTGCTCAACGGTATTGATGTGGCCACTACACCTGAAGGTTTTAAGTTTACATACGAGCAATTTGTTAAAGAGGCAAATAAATCAGAGGCTAAGCGTAAGCTCTATGGAATGATTCAAGCTTCAACTTATGACAATGAAGCTAATCTTCCAGATGACTACATATCATCACTTTATGAGTCTTATCCGCCGCAATTAATTTCAGCTTATCTAAGAGGGCAGTTTGTCAATTTAACCAGCGGTGCTGTTTACCCGGACTTTGATCGTGTTCTAAACCACACAGATGAAGAAATTAAGAAAGGTGAACCTTTACTCATAGGAATGGACTTTAACGTACTTAAGATGGCTGCTGTGGTTTATGTCATTCGAGAAGGGAAGCCAAGAGCTTTAGATGAACTGGTTGGCGTTAGAGATACACCGACGATGTGTCAATTGATTAATGAGCGCTTTCCAGATCACGATATTACCGTGATTCCAGATGCTTCAGGTCAGGCAACATCTTCAAAGAACTTCAGTGAATCAGATCATGCAATCTTAAAGAAAAATGGATTCAAAGTTGAAGTGAATGGTGTGAATCCCGGAATTAAAGATCGTATTACTGCTGTTAATGCACAAATCCTAAATGCCGAGGGTGAACGACACTTAAAAGTGAACACAAACAAGTGTCCTAACTATACGGCTACTTTAGAACAGCAAGTCTATGATGATTTTGGAATGCCAGATAAAAGCGCTGGTTTGGACCACGTTGGGGATGCTGGTGGATATCCAATAGCCAAGAGATTCCCAGTCATCATTCAGAAAATATTTAAACGGCGCGCAATCGCTGGTTTTTCTCGTTAATCAATGCACCTTTACAGGTGCTTTTTTATTGGTGTTTTTATGGCAGTTACTGATAAACATCCGCAGTATATTGCTGCACAAAAAAGCTGGTTGATTATGCGCGACGCCGTAGCAGGTGAAGAGCAAATTAAACAGGCACAAACTAAATACCTAGCTAAATCGGCCGGAATGATTGAGGCTGAAAAGCAAGGAGATACGACTGGAGAGATTTATAAAGCCTATCTAAGTCGCGCTCAGTATCCATTATGGGTTCAGGATTCATTACGTACGATGATTGGTTTAGTTTCAAAGCTGGAACCTAACATCATAATTGAAAATTCTCTGTTAAAGGGTTTGATAGAGAATGCAACCAATGATGGTTTTGGGCTTAAACAACTCTTTATCCGTATTTGCCTAGAATTACTTGAATATGGTCGCTGTGGTTTGCTTGTCGATGTTGATGGGGCTGGTGTGCCATATTTCGCTCTATATGATGCGCTATCAATCATTAACTGGAAGGAAAACAGTATTGGTGGCCGTAAGGATCTAAAGCTGTTAGTGCTCGAGGAACAATTCGAGAATAGTGAAGATGAGTTTGGACATGATACTAAGACGGTCCATCGTGTTTTATCTATGGTTGATGGTGCGCTAACTGTACGGTTATTTGATGGCTCTGTTGAAGAAGATAAAACGCCAGATCTCGGCGGAAATCAGCTATCTTTCACGCCGTTTGTTTTCTGTGGTACGACTGATAATTCTCCACAAGTTGGTACGGTACCATTGCTCACCATGGCAAAAGCAGCACTCAAGTATTACCAGCTCAGCGCAGACTATTTTCAGTCACTTCATCACACAGCACATCCACAACCTTGGATTAATGGTTTAGACGGGGATGAAGATGATGATATTAGTGTTACAGGTGTTATGGCTGTCTGGAGCCTTCCTGGTGAATCTCAGTGTGGTTATCTCGAAATTTCAGGGAGTGGCATTGAACTCACTAAAAAGGAAATGGATGCACAAAAGAATTCGGCATTAGAAGCTGGAGCTAAAGTAGTTGATACCAATACACAGGAATCAGGTGAAGCGCGCCGTGCACGGCAGGACGATCAGCAAGCAAGTCTTCACAGTATCGTGATGTGTGCGGCTGCAGCTATTGAACAAGCTATCAAATATGCGGCTCAGTGGTTAAAGCTGGATTCAACAAAATATTCATTTACGGTTGAACCTGAGTTTATCGTTCAGCAATACGATATCAATCTGGCCAAACAACTTTATGAAGGTGCTATTGCCGGAAAGAACTCTTTCCAAACATATTGGGAGTATATTGCGACCGGTAAATTGCCTGCTCATGATTTTCAGGAAGAGTTGAAGCGTGTTGAAAGTGAGCGAGATAGTATGCCGCTTTAGGAGTAATAAATGGCCTCAGAAGATAAATCACTGCTCGAGGTATTAACTCAACATCAAGCATATTTGTTCCGGGCATCGTCTCAATCAGTTAATGAATTACTAACAATCTTTAATGATGAGTCAACTTTAATGCTGGCAAAGCTTCGGGATTTGTTGGATGAGTTAAATGATTCTGAGAAAGCAGCTCTTGCAGCGGGTCTTTACACAACGGCCAACCTCAAGGAGATACGAGATTTAATATCCGGCTGGCATACAAGTTTAACTTCTTCATTGCCTGAAGCATTTGCAGTCTCTGGTGCTGCAATGGCTGTATATGAAGCTAATTACACTGCTAAGTTATATGGCGGCAAGATTAAGAAACCTAACGGTGAAAAACTGTTTACTGCTGCTAAGAAGATCCCTTTAGTTGGTGGTGCTCTTGTAGATGATCTTCTAAGCAAGATTGCTGAAAGCGCACGTCAAAAGGTCGAATATGCTATCCGTGACGGGATAAGCTCAGGCAAAACTAATCAGGAAATAGTCCAGCGGATTCGTGGTACAAAGCGCCTTAATTTTGAAGATGGGTTATTAACCAGTTCTAAAGCTGATATTGACCGTACTGTGAGAACAGTTCGCAGTCATGTTGCCAATCAAGCATATTTAGACACTTTCAATAAAATCGGTTTTGAGTATGTACGTTTTGTCAGTGTCTTGGATGGTAGAACTACAAAATTATGTGCTTCTTTAGACGGAACTGTTTGGGAGGTGAATGACCCAGCAAAACGGGTACCGCCGTTACATCCAAATTGCCGCAGTATTCTGGTGCCCGTAGAGAAAGACGGGAAATTAGTTGGTGAACGGCCATTTGTAATGGACGAACGTCGAGTTAAAGACATTCCAAAAGATGAGCGAAGCCAATTAATAGGGCAGCTAGATGCCAACACCACTTTTAAAGAGTTCTTCAAAAAGACTGATGATTTCTTTCAAAGAGAATGGTTAGGGTCGAAACGTTACAAGCTCTATAAGGAAGGGGAATTTGATTTTGATAAGTTCTTCGATCCAGAAGGGCGTCTTTATACACTCGACCAACTTCGCATGTTGGACGAACAAATGTTCAAGAGGTTGGGAATATGAATTTTAGTTTAAGTGGTGAAGGGAATATTCAGCTATCTACTCGATCAAAATACAGATTGCGTAGATGGCTTAGGAAGCTTGAAAAGAGGTCCAAGTTATGAAGCAAATAACTATGACTCAAGCACAATACATCCTAAGTACAAATCTTATTGTTGTGCCATTTGTAAGGAGATTGATTCCAAGATATATGGCTATTTTAGGATATAACTTTAAACAGCCCAAAGCACAGATTCCGCATTAAACCTAATTCAAACCATAGCACCATCGGGTGCTTTTTTTGTGAGAAGAAAATGATCAAAGAAGTAACAGAGCAAGAGCTAGCTGAAAAGTCTGTGGCACCCCGAGTAACTAAAGCGCAAATTGATGCATTAATGAAGCGAGTGACATACACGGTCGAGCAGCGACCAGGTGGAACGACATCTACTTTTGTTCATGCATTTCTAGATGGAAAATTTTTTCTAGCTACGGGTTTTAGTGCATGTGTGAATGCAGAAAACTTTGATGCTGAAATTGGTGAGCGTATGTCTCGTAGTAATGCAGAAAAGTCAGCCGAAAATAAACTTTGGGAGCTAGAAGGCTACCGTTTGTTTGCAACAAATATCTAAGTTTTCAATCGAAATTTAGCGTCCTTAGGGGCGCTTTTTTAATGCCTTGAGATAAGGCTTTACCCCAATCAAACGAGAGGTTTGAACATGTCATTGCCATTTATTGTTGATTCACTTGATGCAATCAAAGAAGAACACCGTGCTTTATATGTCGAGGAAAACGGGAAGTTTCGCCTTGATTTAGAAGGCTATGAAGATCCAAAAGGTTTGAAATCTGCACTTCAAAGCGAGCGTGAGGCTGCAAGAACTGCAAATCAACAACTTCAGGAACTTCAAAAACAATTTGAGGGTATTGATCCTGAAATTGTTAAGAAAGTCTTTGCTCAACTTGACCAAGATGAAGAGGCTAAATTAATTGCAGACGGCAAAGTTAATGAAGTGATTCAGAAGCGTACTGAGAAGATGCGCGAAGAACATGAAAAATTACTGAAAGCCGAAAAAGAACGTGCTGATAAAGCCGAAGCATATGCTCAAAAGTTTAAGCAATCAGTGATTCAAAGCCAAATTGTTCAAGCTGCAATTGAACTTGAAGCATTGCCGGAAGCTACTGCCGATATTGCCTTTTTAGCTCAGTCAAAATTTGCATTAGATGAAAACGGTAAAGCTGTGGCGGTTGATGAAAACGGGGAAGTGGTCATCGGCAAAGATGGCCAAACAGCATTATCGCCAAAAGAGTGGGTTGAGTCTCTACGTGAGCAAAAACCGTATTTCTGGCCAAAACCAAATGGTATGGGTGCACCAGGTAGCAACAACTCAAAAGGTCAGCCAGACATTCTCAAAGCAGATGGCTCGGTAAATATGACCAAATTGGCGCAATTACGAAATGAAAATCCGCAACTAGCTAAAGAGCTAGCGGCAAAACACGGTATTAAACTTTGAGGAGTAAAGCCTAATGGCTGAGACAAAAATTGCTGATGTAATCGTACCTGAGTTATTTACTCCGTACGTATTAAATAAAACTGCCGAAAAGTCTGCATTATGGCAGTCTGGCATTGTTGGGGATTTGGATGTAGATGTGGCTTTCGGAACAGAGGGTGGTACTACTGTAAATATCCCATTCTGGAATGATTTAAGTGGGGAGTCAGAAGTACTTTCAGATTCAACCCCTTTATCTGTAAATAACATCACATCAGGCAAAGATATTGCGATTCTTCATGCACGTGGTAAGGCGTGGGGCGCTAATGATTTGGCTAAAGCATTATCTGGTGACGATCCACTTGGTGCGGTTGGTGATCTGGTCGCAGATTACTGGTCGCGTGAGTTTCAAGGTTTTACCGTAAATACCCTTAAAGGTGTGTTCGGTGCAGCCAGCATGGCAGGTAATACTCACGATATTTCTGCTGGAACTGGAGCTACCGCTGTAATTGATGGCGTATCTTTTGTTGATGCTTCTTATAAGTTGGGTGATGCCGTAGATAAATTAACGGCTATTGCAATGCATTCGGCAACCATGGCTGCATTAGCTAAACAAGGTTTGATCGAAACCGTACGTGATGCTGATGGTGTAGTGCTCTATAAAACCTTTATGGATCGCCGTGTGATTGTCGATGACGGTATGCCAGTGGAAGGTGATGTCTTTACTTCATTCCTGTTTGGTCAAGGTGCAATTGGTTTCCAAGATATTGGGGCACCGGTTGGTGTAGAAACAGACCGTGATAGCCTTGCTGGTACTGACATTCTTATTAACCGCCGTCACTTTGTATTGCACCCTCGTGGCATTAAGTGGGCAGGCGATACAGGTATAGCTCCTAATAACGCTGGTCTAGCAACACCTTCAAACTGGGAACGTGTTTACGATCCTAAACAGATCCGTATTGTGGCATTCAAGCACAAGATCAAATAACAAAAAGGCGGGTAACACCGCCTTATCTTTTTGGAGATTCACATATGGGACTTTCATCATTTAACCGTGCACGGGAAAGACAACAAATGACAGAAACAAAAATTGCTGAACTTGAAGAACAACTGGCAACTGTTAAGGGCGAATTTATTGCTTTTCAAAATGATCCTGAAGCAATGAAAGCACGTATTGCTGAACTTGAATCAGGTAATAATGGTCAAAAACAAGAAGATGGCCAAAAGTCCGGTGATACACAACCACAACCAATTAACTATGCAGGTCTAAAAGTTGATGAGTTGCGTGCTGTCTTGACTGAAAAAGGCATTGCATTTGAAGCAGGCGCTAAAAAAGAAGAACTTTTAGCATTAATTCCAAAGGAATAACAAATGAGCTTTATCACTGAACAAGAAGCGATAGAACATGTTGAAGGCTTTGATGCTTTATCTGCCAGTGATAAGGCTCAATACCTTCAGATGTCAGAAGCTTATCTATTAGCACGTAATGTTAAGCCTTACGAAGATGCCACTCTGGTTCCTGAGCCTCTAAAAACAGCCTCTTATCAAATCATCAAGGGCATTATGAAAGGTGATCTATATCAAGGGCAGGAACAGGCACTAAAACGTAAGAAAGTCAAAGCTGATACGGTTGAAACTGAAAAGGAATATCAGGACGGATCAGTAAAGCTTAGTGCGATTGAGCAATTCATTCTTGATTTGATTAAGCCTTACAGCAAACGAAAAGCTGTATTTTTTGTTAGGAAAATCTAATGGGCTTACGTGACGAAATTCAGGCAGAAATTGCTGAAGCATTTAATGAAGATTTAGCAGACGCCGTTCATACCTTTACATGTGAGCGGATTTCAAAAACGAATTGGGATCCTAAAACTGAAACGTATGTTGAAGTTAAAGAAAACTATTCCGGCCGTGGTGTTCTGTTTGGCTCTTACAGTCAATATGAGATCCAAACACTTGGAGTATTGGCAACGGATAAGAAGGCGACCGTGCTTCAAAATGAAGTAACTATGACACCAAAAATTGATGATGAGTGGATTACAGCCATAGGCTCATTTCGAGTTATCCATATTCAACAAGATCCAGCCAGTACAATCTGGAAATGTCAGCTTCGAAAAGTGTAGGGGCTAAAATGGTTAATACTGATTATGTTCCAGAGTGGTATATCTCACCGTTCCAGCATGTGCAGTATACGCTTGCTAGAAATCAGCTTCACATGGATTTGTTATTTGAAGATATGGATAAAGCTGATCAATTTTTGGATATGGGAGCGGATGCACAGGTTAGTACTTTTTCTGAAGGTGCATATGCAATCGTCCAAATTGGTGATACGGCGGATAAAGACCAAATTCAAGTTTATGGATTGCTTTTACATGAAGCTGTTCATGTCTGGCAAATAGTAAAACGGAGAATGGGTGAGCGAGAGCCTAGTGTGGAATTTGAAGCTTATTCAATTCAGTCTATCGCTCAGGACCTATTTGAAATGTACGAAGAAAGTGAGGTAAAGCATGGGATGGAAGGGGAAAAAACCGACTAGCTTTAGTCTGGATGTGGCTAAATCAGTGCAAGATCAAGTGAAAAAAATCACCATGGATACTGTGCAATCTTTGGTTAATTTAAGTCCTGTTGATACTGGTGCATACCGTGCTTCACATATTGTTTCGATTGGATCTGGTGACTATGGCATACGTGAACCTGAAACAAACGCCGTGCAAGATGCCGCTATTCAAGCTGTAAAGATTAAATTGGGCAATTTGGTCTACATACAGAACAACCAGCCTTATGCTGAGCGCTTAGAAAACGGTTGGTCTGATCAAGCGCCACAAGGTATTTATGGCCTCACGTTTAACTTTATTTCTCAAAAGTACGGTGGCTAAAATGGCAATGACTTTAGAGCAAACAAGGCAAGCTATCATTGAGCACATGCAAGCTTTTACTGGTATTGCTCAGGAACGAATCCAGTATCCAAATGCACCAGGCTTTAATGTGCCAACAAAAGGAGTATGGTGCCGTTTGACTATTG